GATAAGGTCGGCACGGCGATAAACTTTCTTAGAAGACTCCCCGGTTCCACTCACATCCACAGCAGCAGCTTTCATCTCGGTCTGTCGAACTTCCTTAGCAGCCGTAACCGCTTCGTTAGTACGAGTGCCTTTGATAGCCTTGAAGGTAGAAATCAACTCATCAGCAGCGTTAAAGTCGTACTGTGCATCAGCCAGTGCGTACATGTTCACGCGCATCGGAGAGGATTTAACCCATGCTGCAAACTCAGGGTCTTGAACCACATTAGCAAAGTCCGGATGCTTCTTAGCTAGTGCTGCTTGCGTCTGTAATTGACGCATTTGCATAGTAGCCTGCTTTGCAGCAAGAACATCAGGATGGTTTGCTACAGCGTTTTGAACCGCTGTCTTGGGGTCTTCAAAAAAGTCTAATTCGTTTTCTACTTCTGGAGGCTTCTCTTTCTTTTGAGCGAGTTGTTGCTTCAGTAGCTCATCAGCTAATCGTCGAACCTCACCCACCTCTTGTGCCTGACGACCAATGAGCTTTTCAGCCTCTTGGTGCATAGTCACGATCTCCTCAAGACTCTTGCCCTTGTACTTATCGGGAATCTTGGGAGCTTCTGGTGCAGCGGCTGCTTGAGCCTGTTGTTGTTCGACTGCCTCTAATTCGCTTTTCTGAGACAGTTCTTCATTATCAATAAGAGCCATACCTAACCTTTCCTGCCCATGCGGGTTCTAGGATAATCTAATGCAATCAGGTTATTCGCCGTGAGAGGCGGCCTTCTTGCGTTCTTGTTGCTGTTTCTCCGCCCTCACACGCTCCCATCGGCTGTAAGCACCAGGGAAAGCCCCGGTAATGCCTTCTAGGTTCACGCGAGGGGCAGAAACAACGCGAGTAGCAGTAGTGTCACAGTGGATGCACTTCATGCTACGGATATCATCGTCAATCAGTTTCTCGAATACGTGTCCGTCTTCGCATACGAATTCAAACATTCGTTTCATTCTTCTTCCTCCAACTGCTTGTAGACTTCATCGCAGGTTTGCTTGCGCCGTAAGATTAGTTCAAGAATGTCCAACTGGCCTTTCCGGAAGTAAAGGTCTTGTGTGTCCGTTACCAGTGATAAATCGTTGATGCTATCTTTTAATCGTTGCAAGTCTTCTACTAAGTCAGTCCATCCGGGCTGGATGAAGAGAGTAAACTGATTCTCGTAATACTGTTGTAAGGATTGTTCCATGAAGGAGTCCTATAAAGTTCATAATAGTATATTATACCAAACTTTTACACTTTTGTCAAGTACTTTTTACTGTTTTCTTGACATTTGTGCTAAAGCAATGCGTTCGTTGCTGTCAATGTCCTTCTCTTTGATTGCCAATTCAGCCAATTTCACCCGACGGGCAAAGTCAGCCGTTTCATCATTCTCATTGAGGTTGTTAGACAGGGCAGCGATGAGCTTGGCTTGAGCCAGTTGCGGCGTAACTTGGGCTTCAACAGCGGCCTTCTGAGCCTCTGCCTGCTCCCGTGCTGCCTTAGCCTGGGATTCCTGCAACTGAGCCTGCACCAGAGCCATTTGAGCCTGTTGCTGCTGCATTGCAGCCTCTTGAGCCTGCGGATTGGGCTGAGACATCTGCTCCAGCGCCGCCAGAAGGTCACCACGGTTGCTCAGGCTGCTGTTCTGGAGGATTCCACGCAGAATCAAGGGCAGAACAGGCGTATCCGGGCCTAAAGTCTGCAACAGGGCAATCATTTGCTGCTGTTCAAACTCACGGGCAAGGATACCAAGCGAAGCAGTCGGTACAAACGTCATATCCACCGTCGGATAACGGTCAGGATCGAACTGCATGTAGCGGAAAGCAGCCTTGTTGATGAACGGAATCATGAAATCTTCTTGGAAGTTCGTCAGCGTACGCTTGTACTTTTTGATGATTCCAGCCATTGCCATGCTCATGCCGCCTGCACCGGCGTCACGGGGCACATTTGAGGGCATTCCTGCACTGTCAACAGTTCCGGTGGCCTGCAACAGCATTCGCTCGAAGTTCTGAGCCGCATTCACGGCATTGCTGTCGGTTTGACCGAACTTGAACGGGAACAGAATCTCGCCAGGATTGCCGTTGGTGAGGATAGCCTTACCGGGTTTAACCTCAAACTTGGCTCCACGAGGCAGGCGCGTAGCGTCCATCGCAATCATGGGTGCCGTTGTAAGGGCCAGAGAGTCCATATGGGCGCGTAATTGCCCGTCAATGGCCTTCTGCATGTTGTAAGCCTTTTCAACCGTGCCACGGCCCCAGAAACGGCCAGGAACGGTGTCATCTTGGTAAGCCACCACAGGCCGATCCTTCATCATGTAAGGATTTTCTTCGGCTTTGAGCAGCATACTGTCGTTGGCAATCACGACAATGGCTTCAACGAGGTTGGCATACTTGTCACCAACAGAGTTTTCAGGGAAAATCTCTTCGTATTCTTCCTCTTCGTTCTCAGACAGGTACTCTTTGGGAACCAAACCGTAGTAGGTGACCAGTTTTACCTTGTCGTCTTGGAACTGTTTCGGGTCTTGAGTAGGCTCAAGCTCCTGATCTTCGTATCCAGTGGTGATATCTACCTTCTTGTAGATACCTTTTTCGATACCTTCGACGATCTTGTGGACAGAGACATACTTCTCAATGGCCACACCAAGGGCTTCTTCGATGCTTTCAGCGTTCGGATCAATCAGGAAGTTCTTGGGATTGACCGGCTTGAGCTTGATCGCTACACGCTCTTGCTCCTGAACACCGATAGCAGCCGCATCCGTGACACCAGGGATGGCCTGAGTCGCAGGGATGTACTCCATCTCGGACTTGACCACGATCTCACCGATGCCGGTGCCGTAGATTTCTGCCATCAGTTCAATCTGATCGACAGACTTCTTGATCTTGTCCTTCTTGAAGTCCTCCATCAACTGCTTACGCAGGGCTTCAATGTCCAGCGGAGAGCCATCAACATCACGAACATCGTCCTGGATGTCGAAGAAGTCTCCGTTACCGAAGATAGCCTCAACAATCTCAGCGTGACGAGTCTCTACCGCTTGTTGGGTGGCTGGACTGATGATGCGAGAGCGTTCCGAATCACGAGTGCGATCATTTGAATCCCACTGCCCACGAAAGATACGCTCATACTCAAGCCAAGAATCTAGGTGGTTGGCATCACGATGGTCACGCCATCGCATGATATGGTCGGTAATCCAAGCCGTGAGTTCTTTCTCGTTCTCTGTCGGCTCTTCAAACTCTTCGTTATGCTTTTCGTATTCCATCACCACTTTTCCTTGTTGGCCCAGAACGCAGCAGACATCTTGCCTTTGGCGATGTTAGCAGCGTGTCGAGCTTTGAAAGCCTCATTGCGTTTAGAGCCTTCAGGAGAACCAGTAACTCCCTGCTGCCCAAAACGAATTGTTTTAACCTTGTCTCCTTCCTTGGCCACAACGATGTGACTCTTGGTAGGATGGTCTGGCGTGCGCTTAGGCTTGTTGTAGCCACTCACGCCTGCACGGGTAAGCCGGGAGTCCTTGGTAGCCATTACTTAGCCTTAGCTAAACACTTTCCGGCTTTCTTGCACTTGGCCGGAGTAGGACAACCAGGACAGGGCTTAAACTCTTTCATGGGGATCATCTTCTTAGTAGCCATTTTTCTTACCTTTCTTAGCGGTCTTAGCCGCATCCTTGAAGTCTTTGGCAGACGGAGCACCCTTGGCCCCAACCTTACGCATCTTCTCGCCGCTACCGGCTTCAATGCGCTTACGCTTTGCGTTGATGTTTGCGTACAGTCCAGGTTTCATTAGTACCCCGCTATTTTGTCAAGGATAATGTATTCGTCTTCTTCGTAGTCCTGTTGGTAGGACACGACAGCTAATTGGTCAATGTAAGACAAAGCATCCACCAGATCGTCGTGTACGCCGTTGGTGGGGAACATCATCAACTGATCCTTCAGTTCGTCCCAATCTTCGTCTTCATTAAAAGTGACACGACCGTGTTCCATGCGGCCTTGCAGCGCCCAAATAACACGATCAGCCTTCTTTTTGTTGCCGTGAGTAAGGTCTTGAATGTGTGCATAGATGTTGTTCTTTCTCATCAAGTCGTTGAGGTAAGGCAACACAGCGTTCTTAAGCGCACCACGCTCAATACCAACAGCAATAGGCTCGTAGTCTCTGACAGTCTTCAGGATATTTACGGCAGTCTCTCGTATATCCCACCGACCATGAACAACTTTGTGTACGAACCAATCACCGTCATCTGTCACCTTTACGATAGCAATTGCAGATTCATCCAGCTTTTTCTTGGCAGCACTTGCGTTCTTTGCTACGTCCTCAAATCCTGCCAAGTCAATAGCCACCACATAAGAACCATACTGAGGTTCTTTTCCAGTCTTGAACCATTGTTCCTTGAAGACATCAGCACCAGCGGTGTCAAACGAAGACAAGTACTCCTGCTTGAAAGCAAAGGAGCTTAGTGTTCGTTTGGCTGCTTCAATTTCCTTTGGGTCAATCGTTTCGTTGTCTTGAGTTGTAAAGTGCCAAGACTTCCACTCTTCGTCCTCACCGGACTGTCCGAGTTGGAAAATGTCATAAAACCAGTTTCTTCCGCTTGGCGTGGAAATAAATAATGCCCTGCCTTTTCTGTCAGACAAAGATGCACGAAGAATCTTTTGCCAAACTTCGTCTTTAATGAAGGCGCACTCGTCAAGCACCAGATAAGTCAAAGACACACCACGGAGACTGTCAGGATTGTCAGCACCACGAACAAGAATCTTACGGCCATTGAGAAGCGTAATCTCAAGGTTGTTCACGTGGCTAGACTTGATGACAGGTCTACCGAGGTCATGCAACAGTTCCCAGATAATCGACCTAGCTTGACCCATCGTAGGGGCCACATACATCACGCTAGAGCCTTCAGGGCAGTTTAAAGCCTCTATGAGCAGCGTAACCGCAGACAGTCGGGATTTACCACATCGACGGCCAGCAGCCACGATCTTAAAGCGAGTACTGTCGGTGAAGACAGTCTTCTGCCAGTTCAGTAGTTGAAAGTTTAAGGCTGTCATACGTCAATCACCTCATCGGACGTAGACACCTTGGGGTCATTAAGACCAGAGATGTTGATGCTAATAGACGGCATTTGACCAGCTTGCTTGCTTTGATCGAAAGCAGACACAGGGACAATTCTATCGACAATCAGCTTCCAAGCAGCAGCTTGGTGTGCATGTTCATCGTTAAGGGCAGCTTCGTATATTTTCTCTAAGACCTTAGCACTCTTAGGACTGTTCAACATCCTTAGCTTATAGTCATTGATAATGGCTGCATCACCTGGGGGACGACCACGTTTACCTAAAGTTCGTGACTTTGTTTCGACAAGATCACTTTTAGACGGTCTTCCGATCTTATTGCCTGTTGGCTTGGTCATGTGTCTTTATCCTTTAAGGAGACAATCCTACATATAAGTACTTATAAAGTAAACTTATAATAATAATTATTAATAGTTAATATTATAAGTACTTATAATGTATTACTTATAATATTTAACATCTATGTCTTCTATGGCTTCTATGTCTATAGAGTCCTTCTTGGCTTACATCATAGTACTATTATAACACAACTTTGTCTGTTTGTCAAGTCTTTTCTTCAACTTTTTCATCTTTTTTGTTCAGACGACCCTCTAAAGCCTCCCTTTCAGGGTGCACGTCTTCGGTCTTCTTTGTCTTACAATTTGACATAATATGTCCTTTTAGATCAACTACTTACATCTTCTGTCTTCTTTGGTCATCTTAGGTCTATTTTTACTCTTTTGTGAACGCTAGTTTTACTTTTTTGTGAACGCTAGAGGCTCCACCAAAATAAACTCACAAGCGTCCACCCCTCCCCCGGTGTCTTCATAGGCTGGCACGGTTCTTGCATGGTCTTAGATCGTCAGTGTACTGATGAAGTCTATTGAGAATGCGTTTGCATTAGCAGGACGTGGGAGGCGATGTAGGTGCCTATAGCGTCACCATCAGCGCACCAATCCAGTGCATTTCTGTGCACCAATATTGTGCATTCTTATCAGGGTAAACCCTATAAGGGTAATCTCTATGTCAATAAAATCAAGCACTTACAAGAACTGGCACGATTCTATTATGCATATAGGGTAAGAGCGCACGATTTTGTGTGTTCGTCAACGAAGGGAACCATCATGCGTCAATACACATTCAAGGCCTACAAGGACAACGCGACCTATGAGGTGCGCTGCACTGCTGCATATGAACAGTGGGCCTACGCGCAGGTTTGCAGGGCCTACAGTGGCCTTAGAGTGTCTCAGGTAGGTATGACCAGCGCACCGGCTCATCACGTCCTTGGAGAGATCGATGCCAGCGACATGACTGAGGACGATTACCGCTGGCTGTTGGAGACCGCGTAAGCGGTTTGTAAGGTTACCTGGTAGACAATCAACACACCATCAATCAACAGAGGATCAACACCATGTACTTTGACCACTACGAATACAATGTTGCATCACACTATGCATCCGCCATCATCAATAACGACTGGACTGGCTTGGATGATAGTGAGACTGCAGAACTGCAAGCATGGCTTGAGGACGTACTAAAGAAAGCAGAGCACCTTGACGTACACGAGGACGCCGGATTCTGCCGCGATGAAGTAACCGGCCTGATGGCCGATTGTGTGACAATTCGCGCCTACTTCCGCGCTTGACAGTTTCCACACCTAGGGCCTACACTGTGGGCCTTATCGTGGGCACTGTCGCCCTGCATCGCCCATCATGGGCATCATTGGAGCATTCAATCATGGCAATCCGTATCAGTGTCACATCCAAGCTAGATGGCATTCGTTCGTGGTCACTCCAAGCCCTTGATACCTGTCCGGGTTCCCTTGCGTCTCCTGGCGTGCTAGTTGACGCATGCAAGGGATGCTACGCCACAACAGGCAACTATCGGTACCCGAACGTAAAGGCACCACGGATTGAGAATCGGGAAGACTGGCAGCGACTCGAATGGGTGGACGATATGGTCAAGGCCCTGGATTCTGACCGTTATTTCCGATGGTTCGATTCGGGTGATATGTACACTCTAGGGCTTGCCGAAAAGATTCTTGAAGTGATGAAGCGCACGCCATGGGTCAAGCATTGGCTACCGACTCGCATGCA